TGGCATTAAAATTTCCTTTCTTGAAAATATCGGATTCGGATTTCTATCCTTTAACGCAAGGCTTACGCCTTGCTGTCCTCATCCACGACAGTCTTTATAAATTTATATGATAAGTATGCACTAGCTACGAAAGATATAATCATCATACCTAATACGATACATGCCAATATTGATAGTATTGTAATCATTTCTTTTTCCTTTCTACTATGTATTTAGTTACTCTGTTTGCAGTGAATACAATATATATCCACACAGGAGTAGCTATCACAGATAGAACTAATGTTGGATTGATACCTAGTAAGATCATACTAAATACGAAACCACCACCTAGAGATAGATACACAATAACAAATGTACCTATGTAGTCTGCGTTAGTTTGAAAGTTAAATGTACTAATCGTTTTCCAAATATCCTTTGACATTGTCATGAGTGATATTCCTAGTACGCTTAATATTTTTCCTATGGTCATTGTTTGCCTCCTTCCACATGATGTATATTAAGAAACATAAAGCTAATTCCATTCGGATTTCCCAGCCTTTCTTTTTTATATAAAAAAAATGTTTGGATAATGGGGAGATTATCCCCACTATCCTAATTATATTATTATTTAAATTGTGAAATGGGAGCATTCTTTAGTTTAGCAATCCATTTCTTTTTTTCCTCATCACTAAGAACATTTGAATTTTTAGATTTAGAACTACTTTGATTATTAACTATTTCTAAATCTTTATCCCAATCTGTTCCATAGATTAGTTTGTAATTGGTAGACCATACTTTGTACTTACCATCAAAATAATCATACATATCAGACCATCCTCTGAATGTTGCTTCTTTATTGTAGTATCTTTGTTTACCTATTTCAGTTTCTTCTTGATCTACCCTTTTTTCTTTATCTATATTTAAAGCAACTGTTGCTTGGTCTGATCTTGTAAATGCATTATCTCTACTAATTCTAGCACTAAGACATTCATACATTATTCCTCTTTGAACCCATCCAAAGAAGAACTCACTACCTTTTGGGTATAGTATATTGAATGTTTGTTCCCAATTAGTTTCTTTTGCATCTTGAATTGTTGCTAAATCATCAGCTTCAATTCGCCATTCTTTATTATCGATTATACTAGACATAAATTACCTCCATTCTGTCCTCAATGTCTTTTAAGTCTAATCCAGTACCTCTTAAGATACTTTCCATTTTATTTCTTTCTGTTTGAGCTTCAGAAAATTCTTCATTTTTTTCTAATTCTCTTATTCTATCTAGTTGATTAATTACTTCTTCCTCAAGGCTATTATACATTATTACCCTCCTTTATTTTATTAATCACTATTTCCATATCCTTTACTGCTTTATCATATCCATCTATCCACATCCAATCTGGGCCATCCCCTCCTACCTTTTCTAGTTCATCCTTTTCTAATTCCAGCTTTAATTTCATCTGATATATTAGATTTTCTAGTTCAGTCATCTTATACCTCCTTCGGTATGTGAGAGCTATCTCTCGTTGAATACCTTTTGTCGTCTATCACTGATTTTACGAATGTCATGCGATAAACTGTCTGCACCCAACGTGGTGCGACAGGCTTGTTGCATTGACATGGCAGTAAAATTAGATGATATTTCGTTGGTATATAAGCTGATCTGACGACATAGTTGCTACAACGAATAAAGCCAACGAGAGATAGATCGTTTCGATCATCGTATACCAGTGTAGGGGAGTCGAGAGGGGGAAAGCCTCTCGTCACAACATGTTACAATTATTGTCTTGACATCATATATCGTAGCAAGGTATCTATCGTTATGGCTAGTTTAGTAAAAGGTAAGGATGGTCTGACGTATAAGCAAAGACTGCTGGTTGATACACTTGTATCAGAGAATTGTAGCATAGCAAAAGCAAGTCAAATCGCTGGATATGCAAAGGGAGAAAGTGGTAGAGTAACTGCTTCTAAGACATTACGTCTGCCAAAGGTAATTGAATACTTCAACAGTAAGGTAGCTGAGATTGGTAGGCTAGGTGCAATCCCAGCAGTACATACCATAGTACGCCTCGCCACAGAAGCCAAGAGTGACTACGTGAAGCTCGAAGCCTCGAAGGATATCTTAGATAGGAGTGGGTTCAAAGCTCCTGATAGAGTACAACATTCTCACAGTGGTAATTTAGTCGTTAAGATTGATCTTGACTGATTCAAGTAGGGGGGTTGGAAAAACAGGGCGACAGCTGAGTAAAACCACCTCTACAAACAATATAGGCTCAAATAGTACGTTTTACAATTTGTTACAAATATTAAGCTGGAATATCAACGAAAGAGATAAGTACGAAAGATGTCACTGTGGAAAATGGGGTACGTTCCACATCAAGACAGATAACGGTAACTACTTCTTTCTGTGTGGGGAACATTGGAAACAGCGTTGAAAATATATTTTTTTACGGTAAGGTACGCCTATGGTTAAAACAAGATCGTCACTACTTCCAGGTAGAAAAAAATATACAGAGAATAAAGCAAAAGAGAAAGCTGCTGCAATAAGTAAAGCTACTTCAGCATTTAATGAACGATGGAATGAAATGGCTGAAAACAAAAAACAAAACTTATTAGATGCAGGTTATAACAAAGATAGATTATTGAAAGGCTATATCAATGATTCAGGAGCTAATGGATTTAAATCTATGATGACAAATCCAGATAATTATAACAAAATAGCTTTTGATGTTATATCATCTAACATAAAGAAATGGTTATCTTCTTTTAAACCTAGTTAGTAATGGCAGAAAAATGGATTCAGAAGGCTATTAAGAAGCCTGGTGCATTAAGAGCTACTGCCAAAAGAATGAAGTTATTAAAGGAAGGCGAAACGCTATCAGCTTCTGATCTTGCTAAGATGAAGAAAAAGGCAGAGCAAACAGGGAACAAGAAGTTAATGGCAAGAGTAAACCTTGCTAAGACTTTAAAGAAGATGAAGTAATGGCAGATTCATTATTAAAACGTATTGGAGTGTCAGGTTATAATAAACCTAAAAGAACTCCTGGACATCCTAAAAAATCTCATGTGGTAGTAGCTAAGTCAGGAGATAAAGTTAAAACAATTAGATTTGGAGAACAGGGAGCTAGTACAGCAGGTAAACCTAAAGCAGGTGAGTCTGAAAGAATGAAGATGAAAAGAAAGTCTTTTAAAGCTAGACATGCAAAGAATATAGCCAAAGGGAATATGTCTGCTGCTTATTGGGCAGATAAAGTAAAATGGTAAATGTTTGGGATAAACCCTATAAGAAAAAAAGTATTACCATTAAAAAGAAAACAGGTTATTCTTCTGCTAAACAAACAGCAGATAAGAAGTTTGGAAAGAAAACAAGTCTAGTCAAGAATATGTGGATATCCAAACAATTAAAGAAAGGATAGAAATGCCTAAAGTAGGAAAGAAAGAATACCCATATACAGCTAAAGGAATGGCAGCTGCAAAGAAAGATGCCAAGAAGTCAGGTAAGAAAATGACTATGAAGAAAGGTTATGGTAAATAATGAAAGAATATTTATTAACAAAATGGAATAGCTTAAACAAACAGGCTAAGTTATTTATTTGTGCAGTAGTCATCCTTGTGATTGCTGGTTTAATTCTTAAATAAAAATGAGATATGCAGAGGAGCTATCTTACGAGGATCGTCAAAGACTTCGTAAGATAGTGATGAAGGAACACTTCAAACATTATCCTAATGATTTAAGATTTTCGGATAAAGAAGCCGATAAATTTATAGAATCTCTATTACCAGAAACTATTTACAAATTGATTAAAAAATCTGTAGATAGTGGTATTGCTTGACAGAACTTAATTACAAAGCACCAGGTGAAATAATTAAATCCTTTATGAAGGATGATTCTTTCTTTCGTGGAGTACGAGGTCCAGTAGGATCAGGAAAGTCTGTATCTTGTTGTATTGAAATCTTTAGACGAGCTTTAAAACAAGAACCTAGTCCTGATGGTAAACGCAAATCTAGATGGGCAGTAATTAGAAATACAAACCCTCAATTAAAAACTACTACTATCAAGACATGGCTAGATTGGTTTCCTGAAAATTCATTTGGTAACTTTGCTTACTCAGTTCCTTTTACTCATAGGATCTATGTAGGTGATGTAGAACTAGAAGTTATCTTCTTAGCACTGGATAGACCTGAAGATGTAAAGAAACTCTTGTCTTTAGAATTAACTGGTGTATGGATAAACGAAGCAAGAGAGATTCCCAAATCCATTGTTGATGCATGTACTATGCGTGTAGGTCGTTATCCTTCTATGAAAGATGGTGGGCCTTCATGGTATGGTGTGATTGCAGATACGAATGCACCTGATGAAGATCACTGGTGGTCAATTATGTCTGGTGAAGTACCACCTCCAGATCATCTAAGCCAAGAAGAATCTATTATGCTAGTGA